TGCGGTAATAGCATCTGAACTAGATTTCACAACAGAGATGATGGGAACAAAATTAAAACCTTCTACCAAAACCTTATCAAGTAAATTAATCATGCTTCCCCAGTTATTTGTTAACTGAGGAATCCCTTTCATTGAATTTTCGAAATGTTTTACTAAACCTGACATCTTAAGCACCTATAAAAAGATTACCGTAAACATCTTCCTTGTCCCAATACCCTTTTTCGTCATGCCATTGTTGATATTGTTCAAAAAAGTCTTTTGGGGATTCGTAGCAACGATCCTGTACATAACCAGCAATCCATTCCATTACATTACTTACAGACATTCTGGATTGCTCAACAACAAACATCTGAAATTTAGGCAAATGGATTAATTTTTGCCAGTCAACAACTTTTTCATCACCATTCTTGACATCATTGGCATAAACATCAGCCTTAAATCCTTCAACACCAACTGATTGAGTTGGTGGTTTCGGCTTAGTTTCTGTCATTATTCTTCTCCGAAATTGAACCACGTCGATATGTATGATTCTTCACCGAAGTGTAATTTCCTTGAGTCGTTGAATGCCAAGATGCAGAAAAAGCACGAATGGCTTCAACAGTGGTCAGCGGTTGTCTAAGTTGTTGTGATGCCAATGCCAGATTTTCTTTAATATGCTGATCAGTCACCACGCCACGCCCAAGCTGATCAAACATACCTGAATACATTTTCTGCCATGTTTGTAATGCATTTTGAAGATTACGACCCTGCTCAACCCAAAAATCACGCTCAATCATTAAGGCAGCTTGTTTGTTTTCCAATACTTTGATTTTATTTCTAAGCATTTGATTCTCATGTTCTAAAAGCTCTTGCTTTGAGTGCATAAATCACCTGACTTTTTTAAACCTTGAATATCTTATTCGTACCGTTATCCCAAGTTACGATGATGTCACCACCGTTCGGTGTAATCGGCAAACCTGTTGCGGTATCAATGTAAGCAATTAATGGCGATGTTGATTCAGTTCCTGTATCAGAATAAATAACAATCGCTTCAATTGATGGACCTGTCACACTTGTAAACGTACAATCGGCTGCATCTGCTGCACCACCAGTTGTAGCCTTACTTGTTAAAGTGACAGGACCAGCAATACGTGCTGACGTCGGAATATCAGATAGATATTGGTGTACCGAAGTTTGAGGTGTATATGCACCTGTATCTACCAAGATGACCTTAATTGTGTCAGTCATCCAGTTAATTTGTGCTTCTAAAAAACGCTGACGTGCGAAATCATAGAGTGTGTTTGCCATGTGCTTGAGTCTCCGTAACTGAATCGGAAGCACTCATGCGCTCATGTTTAATTTCAATGTGATTATCTGCTTCAACACAAATTCGAGCCAATTGTCCTGATTTTTTGATCAATTGAACTTTGGCACCGCCAATGTAAAGCGTATCTTCGGTCTTTAAATCAATCGTACGTTTGCCCATATTTGTGCATGATTAAATAAAATAAGTAAGATCATTATGTAAAAAACCCCTGAAAAGCTTTAGCCTTACAGGGGTGCTTATGTCACAAGCAAGTCATGGCATGAATGGAATAACGTTATGCGGTATATCCTCACGAGTAATGCGTCGCAAATCACTATCAGGACGAATACCGAAATAGTCTGTAAATTCCTGCTCTGCTAATGCTGACCGATTTGGATCAAAGAATTCTGCATCTGGTACCTTAAACGCTTGGTGTAGAACCCACTGAATCAATTGAACATGGTGAATTTGGTTAATTTCTGGAATATCAGTATCATTTTCCATTGGTGACAATGGCACACGATAGCCCTCTAATTGTAATTCACCATCTACATCAGGAATTGGAATAAGGCGAATACCTGTATCATCCTGAACAATGTGTTCAGGTTTACCCTGTTTCACTCGCCAATTCTCACCATCATAATAATGATCGAGTAATTCAGCTGACATTAAAGTCAAGTATTGCCCTTTTGTTCCATCGCTTGGCTGGAACCACACTCGAGTCAATTCGTATAACGATTCATGTAACTGATAACGAGATGAACCAATCAATATATTAATCTTACAAACATCATTGTTTTGAGATTCATGCAATAAACGACCACGGATACACGCTTCACTTACGGCATCATTAAGCCAATCAATGACACTAGCATCATCAATAAAATATGGTTCTACTTTATCGTTGGCCAGTGTACGAAAACGGCTGATCAGGTCATTTAGCTGCATTACACAACCCCATATTGATGAATCATTTGAGTAACTGACTCTTTTAATTCATCAAGATTTTTTTGTGGGCTAAGTTTCTGCTCATACTTTTCTAAAGCATATTGAACCAAGCCAGCCTTTGTCATTTTTCCAATCGTTTCAATTTCATCAAGAACTTTATTTTCTTTATCAATTTCTTCTTGCTGTTTTTCTTTAGAGCGATTGAGAATACTTGACGTATCATCATCTAAGCCTTGCTCAGTAGATTCACCAGAAATGGATTCAGGCTCACCCTCATAACGAGTAAACTCAGGATGTTTTAAAAACTTGGTTGCCAAATCACTTGGAATTGATCGCACTTGACCTTGTTCAAAGGTTAAAGCTGATTCGTATAAGTGGTCGGTATATAGAGATTTATTTCCAATATACTGAATTGATACACCAGCAGATTTTTGAACAACATTGGTTGGGGTGATTGTCGCTGTATTAATTGCGACATTCTTTTGATGCTCAACCTTTTGGCGTAGATTCACAACTTCCGCACTCAATGCCAAGTAATCTTCAGGATCAGGCAATTGCTTAACCAAATGAACCGTTGTGCGGAATAAATAATCCTTTGCCTTTTGTTCATCTGGTAATTCTTCATAAGGTAAAAAACATGGATGTTCTTTTTTCTCCATATCTTTTACTTCACCATACTTCCAGCCCTCAGCTTCTTTGACCTTATACCAAGACTCATGAGACTGTTCAGGTGTTGCATCAGGATTTGCCAAATGCATTTCAACGCCAGCAATCAAACTTTGTTTATGTGATTCTGGTGTGTCATCCCAAGCAGGTTGACTATCATCACCCATTGATTGGCAATATGCAGCATTAATCGCATGACACATCATCGCTATTGCAATCGTTTTCATCTTATCACCGTAATAAGTTAAAAAATAAAAAGAATGGTGTAGGTCTGTCTAAAACCTACACCATCAAAACTTTAACGAGGACCTGTCAATTCACCACTGACAATAACCTTGATGTCGCTTGCCTTGGCATTCGCTGCGCCACCAGTGGTTAAAATCAATCGTGCAGCCTTAGGCAAGGTTACCAATTTACCTGTATTAGCACGTAATCGACCTACTGTTGCAAGATCACCAGCATTGATAAAATATGCTGCATCTTGTGGTACTTCTGTACTATCACCATCAACATATTTAAAGCCAAGTGAACCTGTAACGGTGGCTGTCATACCTGTTTTAATCAGGATTTGAGCATCATCAAGGCGCATACCTCCTGGTAGTTCACCTAAATCGATAACATCACCACTTGCTACTGCAGCAGTTGTATCTGAATCAATTACGGCACCTGAAGCATTCGTGGCAAGAAAAAATGCTAACGCTGTAACATTGCCATATGGTGAGAATCCACCAAACTGACCATAACCACTAGGCTTCTTCTTAATTGTCGCCATTTTAAAAATCTCCAAGGATTAGAATAAGATGAGGTATGCCCATAACTGGACATACCCAAAACAATTACTGATTAGCACCAATGATTGGCACAGCGGTATCGACAACAGTTACACCATAGTCGGTAAATTCTGTACGCTCACCAGTATCAACAGCGAAACGGATTTTTGATGTACCACGAATGGCACCGATCAATAATTCCCATTTATCGCCATGATCAAGGTCTTTTTCAGACCAGAAGAAAGGCACACCAGACTTATCACTTGCAGCCATTGCTTCCGCAATTGCTTGTCCACCCAAAATAATTGAACGGTCAACAGCGAAAGTGGTACCAAAGCTTGATGGCACGATTAAATCTGATTCAGTTTCACTGTCATGCGAAGCACAATATTTAATTGTGTCACCTGCATAGAAACGAATTGGACGTGGCATTTTTCGGATAATGAATCCGTTCCATAAACCTACATCACCTAAGAAAAGCGGATGTTGTTTTGCCTGACTTGCTCGTGCAAATGCAGATGATTGGAAAGAACGGAAACCTGGTTGAGCAGCAAATTTGTTGTACTGTGCTGGCGATACAAGCCATACACGTAATGGTGAATCTTCCGCAGCAACATCACCTTCAAACTTACAAATAGGTGGTGGTAAAGCAATTTGATCCAGAACAGTTTTCATTGAATCAACTGAATCCATTGTAAATAGATCAGTTGTTGCAATATCAAACTCACCTGCATTGCTTTTAACGCTCTGCACACCAGAACCATCAACAACATAGTGACGGTTTTTAGTTGGTGCTTTAACACGGTTCACCATGATTTCATTGAAGTTTTTATGATTATCTTTAGGAATAACCCATTCAATGTTGTTATGAGAACCACGTGCACCAGCCATATGCACCAGTAATGACTGATCACAATAGCGATCCATCAAGTTCTGAGCGACTGGACGACCAAGTTTGCGTAAATCAGCTGGGCTACGAATCTGTGACATCACGTTACCCAAATCAACAGGGAAACGAGCTTGGTTCACACGTAGGCGATCTTCATTCAAAGACATCCCCACACCACGACCTTCAGCATACGCACTACCCATAATTGGATATGCACCGACTGGATTTAGTAAGTGGAATGTCACTTCATCACCACGCCCTTTTCCTAAGTCCTGAACACGAACAATAGGCATATGGGATGTGGTTTGTTTACGGAGAGTCGCTTCCGCACCTGCTTCGCCCTTAGGCATTTTCCCAGCCAATAGGTTTAAGGTGCTGTTACGATTCATGTGTGTAGCGAACAGACCTACCGCTTGGGTAACTAAATTGGTCTTATCGCCATAACTTGCGTTAGTTTTAGTAGTCATGTTTCAAATACTCTCATCACGTATGTTTAAACACGTCTATTGAGAAATTGCTCCACTTGGTCGGGTGTCCATCCTTGCATTTCCTCTGCAAGTTGCGCTGGCGACATTGCTGCCAAACGCTCATCACGAGAAACACCAGCAGGACTACCAGCAGGCAAATCACTCAGACTGTTCGGTGGTGGTGTTTGAGCCTGACTCACAGCTTTTTGCGCTACTGCCTTTACTGCATCATTGGCAGGTTGAGCAGCTTGTTGACCTGATTGGGTATTCGACTTATACAATCCTAGAAGTTCTACCACCTGAGCAGCTGAACCTTTATCCAAAACTGTTTCATACGCATCTTTCAGAAAACTTGGTTGTGCATTCTTCCAATCATTAAATTCTTTCGATTCAACAATAGATTCTGCATCTGGGTGTGCTGTAAAGATTTCGTTAAAATGGGCTTGCTCTACACTGACCTGCTGTTGTTGCTGAATTGGAGCTAAAGCAGTTTGTAATTGCTGTTGCACCAAAGTTGAAACCTGTGAATTAACAAGTTTCTGAATACCAGCAGCCAAATCTTTCTCGCTAAAATCCCCAAAGATTGCAGGGTCTACACCCTGATCAATCGCTTGTTGTGCGATATTTGCTTGGTTGTCCTGTGTAGTTGGAGCCTGTCCGTTATCTTTACGTTCCTGTGCATCAGCTTGAAGTTGTGCCAACTGTTGTTGAGCTTCATCAAACTTTTGCTTCCATTCCTTTTCACCGTTACGTGCTTCCACTAACTTGTCATAGGGAATGGTGTGTTTTCCGTCTTTAGCTAAGATCACAGCATTTTCAGCATTTAACTGGCTTTCATCGACCTGTTGTTGCTGTTGTGCTTGTTGTGTATCCGCTCTTGCGGAGCTATGCTCCTCATGCGTACCGTCTTGACCTTCAACTTTTGGGGTATTTTCTTCTGTAACTTGGGTAGTTGCTGGCTGACTACCATTTTCCGCATTTGCGGTATCGCCATTTAACGCTTGCTCTAAAAGCTGCGCTGCAAGTTCAGGTGATGCTTTACCACCGTTAGCTTCAATCAACTCATTTTGTTGCTCTGTAATATCCATGTCTGTCCTATCACTTATCGCTGTGACCGCAAAGGCGAATGGCTAGAGTTATCTAGCGTTTAGCTGTTGATTGCTCAACATGAGACAAGTGTCTAGGATTTAAATATGGAGTGGTTAGCCTTACAGGGGGTATAAAAAAACCACCCGAAGGTGGCTTAGATTAAATCAAGCTATTTAGAATGTTGTTGGCTGTGCCACAGAACGCACCAAATACATGAGTCCTGTTTGAAATTCTGTCTTAGCCATAGCTGCAAAACGTTCTGGAGTTGCATCGTTGAGTCGATCATAAGTTTCTTGGTCAGTTATCTCTTGAAACTGTTCGATGATGCAACAGCTATCACGCTGCTTTTTAATATGCGCTTGAACCTTAATGATCATCGCTTCAATTTGTAGCCCAAGTTCTTTGATCTCATTCATCAATGCGATTTCTTCTGTATTAAGTTCACGATAACCAGTAATTTTACGGTGTTGGTTTTCCATCCTTATTACTCCAAAATTAACCAATCTTCAGCCAATACATCCGTCTGACTTGCAAGCCACGGTACTAATTCATCACCAACGGTTTTCATTGCAATGTATGGGAGTAACGTAGGTGACTTTTTAGGCTCACCATTCGCACCTTCAGGCAGTTCAAATGCTCGATAACTGAAACATGGAGTATTACCGCTATGAACAGCATCAGAGTATGGCTTAACAAATACTAGCCACATTCCCTTGCCGTTCCATCCCGAACGAGCAACCTTTTGACCTTTTTTCAATGCTGTAAGTGCATCACCAAAATTTAAACTTCCGTTTGGTCGATAAGCATCTTTGAATACACATGCTGGCGACCAAGAGATATAACCTTTATGTCGTTCATCATTGAGTTGATAACCATTAGAGCTAGAACTGCCATCTACACATGCTTGGGAACTGCATGAAGGTTCAAATGACTTCACATCATCATGTTTAAATTCAGGTAAGTCTGGTGTCGGGTCTAAATCATTTCCATTTTTACGTGAGTGGTTAGTTTTGTTCTGTAAATAGTTCGAAGCACTTTGATAAGCCAGAATTACAGCATGATCTTTATTGCTATGAAGCTCAGTTACAACTGTTCCATCGGTTAATTTCAACTGAACAACGTATTTATTTTCTTCATCTGAAAAAAACTCATGTTGATATTGAATATGATTCTTCACATCACCCAAAGTAATTTGTTTTTCTTGATTTTTGACTTGCTCTTTTTGGTAAGACATCCATTCACACCACATAGCATGTGAATTACCGTCCGATGCATCTACTAATGCCACACTATTGATTGCATGAGTATTGCCAATATGATCAGTCACAATCAGATTTACCATTGAGTCACCATGGACATAGACAATTCCTGCATCCATCGCCTGAACATCATCAATACGATAAATCCCTTTTTCTTTGGCAAATGAATCATTACAACGAAACCATACTCGACGACCAATAGTCGGCTTGATGATAGGTGTAGGTTTAGCTTCAGACATTCTGTAAATCCTCAATAAAAAGACAGTCGATTTGACTGCCTTAGTATCTGTGAACAATGAAAATTACTCTTGCCTTACAGGGGGCATGTTGTCACTGGTTCGTTGAGTTTCAATCCCTTGCATACCTGTAGAGCCTTGCTGTGGTACTGGTGGGTTCATTGGACTTGTATTCTGCTGAACCTCTGCAAGTCCCTCGCTACCCAACTGCGCTCCCTCACCCTCAATATATGGTGAGCGTACATCACGTGCTGCGGTCTGTTCTGCGGTTGGGAAGTTAGGATCATCACCCATCGGATTAGGACGCTGATAACCTGCACCTTTCATAATCTCGTCAGCAATAGGTGCGATCTGTGGCATCATTGCTACCTGTGAACCTCCTTGCATTGCTGAATATGCAGCTTGCACACCAATTTGTACTGAACGTGCGTCTATTTCCTTAATTTCACTTACTGCTTTACGCTCTTTAAGTTCAAGCTCTCGACGTTTTAGATCAATACCAGCATCGGCAAGTGCTTTATCAACAGCTTCTTTAATTTGTTGTTCCACTTGTTCTGGTGTTGGTGCCTGTGTAGCTTGACGAATAGATTCAATAATATCTTTCTTGAATGGAATGTCAGTCAAGGCCATCACATAAGGCAATACTGCAACTTGAACCTCTTGAGGTAAGGATTTAACAATCTCAGACAATGCATTAAGTTGTTGTTCTCGGAAAGTGCTGGTACTTGGAACATCATCAAGTACAACTTTCAAGCGTGTACGTTGAACATCATTACTAACATAAGGATAACCATGTTCATCAACCTCAGGTTTATTGATAACAACTGTACGATCCTCACGTACCGCATCACCTTCAATAATGATAGTCTGTTGCTGAGTACCCATATCCTCAACGATCATTGATAGTAGCATTTCTCCCATGAGGGTACGTCCCTCACGGAAATTATCCATCATCTTCATTAAAGTTTGATTGGATTGCTCAACTTGAATCTGCTCTTGTTTACCCGAAGTAGCATTACCTTTTTTACCTTGGAACCCAGAAGTAATATTGCTTACTTGCTCAATAGCAGCACGATTATCACTAATCAGTTGGAAATGTTGCTGTGATAATTCATAGTCACGTTTAACATCGAATCTCGCACCAGGTCTAGCCATGTGTGCTGCATCCAATACAATATCAGCATCAGGACGTGCAACTTGACGACGTAATTGTTCGTCTGTCATCGCCACTGCACCTTTGGTACGTTCAACACGTGTAACACTCATCCCCCAACGTAACTTTGAGATACCAGAGTTAATGCTGTCTTGACTGTACTTCATGCCACGAACAAAGCCATACGGTATGCCAGTATTATCTTCACGAAACCCAAAAAACGGTACATAAGGGAAATAATGGTGTGAATATGGCGAAGGACTATCATGTAAAAGGTGTGGTCCAAGCCAATATGAACGACGCAATTTTGATATGGTAGCCTGCTCTACACGTGCAACACCTTGATAAATTGCCAAATCATGAGCCATGTTATTGATGTCATACTCAACGATGCGACCATCACTGAACTTTAAAACTGGTACACGCACCCAACGACGGTACCAAACCTCAGTAACATTTATCTCTTTAGATGTAGGGTTATACCAATAGTTTTCACTTATCGTCCATGAACGTGCATCAAGCCAAGCATTATGTAAACCTGTACTTGCTCCACCATCGAGCACATCAGGTTGCTGCCACCATGAACCACCATAACGACCAACTGTTTGGATTAGCTCCTTGTGTTCTGGGAAAGCACTCATTAATCGTTTAGGATGAACCCAACGAGTACGACGTAACCAACGTGCATCAGATAAGTCTGGCTCTGTAGACTTCATATCCCAATGAATTTCATTACGATGAACTACAACACAACGATAAGGATATTTAAATGGGTCTTGCTCACGCTTTACCTCAACCCATCCTAAACCACATGAAATTTGAGGACGAAAAGCATCACTACACGCTTTATCTGCTTTAGATAAGCGTTCAGCTTGATTTAACTTGTAGTTCAAGGCATCAGCAACATCATCACCGCCAGTTTCACCATTGGCTTTTACACGCCAATCAGTACGAGTCTGTAGCTCATAACCCATAATCGACAATAAAGCTGGACTAATTCTGTCCTCTACAGCAGGTGGAATACCGATCTGTTGCATACGGTTAAGCAAATCTGTATCTAATTGATTGCCATCTGCATAATCCATCTCTTTATCTGCGATGTGACGCCAATGAGGTTGTTCCTCAATTTCGTGCATGATCTCCGTTAATTCTTCCAGACTGAGCGTATCATCATCGCTAATCTGCTCACTTGTAGCTGTATCTTCTTGAGTAAACATAGCTTTTCCTTATAAACGCCAATCTGTCGGAGGTGCTTCGACATAACCATGTTGATTTTGATGTGTTGTACCTTGATTCATACCAGTAAGACTAGCCGTATAGACGTAATCACCAAGCAAACCTGCATCCTTGGCTTGTGCCCATTGTCTGAGCGCATCAGCACCTTCTGAACAGCCATTTGATTTGTCTGGTTGATCGATGAACATATTGGCTTGCTGATTAAACTTCTTCTTATAGCCTTCAATACGCTCAATACCCAATTTGCAGCGTTCCTCATCAAACCAAGCATTTTTTAAATGTCTACGGGTTTGCTGAATACCTGTTGTAAGCAAGGTAATACGTGGAATGACCACAAAATTATGACCAGGTAATAATTCCTCAAGCATTTCTAATACTGACTTGTTGTAATCGCCAAGCCTTTGATGTGCTGCATCGTGCGGTAAATAATGAGTATGATAAATATAAGGTTTATCTTTAATCAGTTTCACGTAATGACGTAAATCTTGAAAATGATCTTCTTCATAATCAATAAAGCGATCTTGCTGATTCATCATTTGATGAAACCAAATTGCACAACCATCATGGTTGCCAATATCCCAAAACGTACACGTCGGTACATCTAAAACTTCAATTTGAGCAATACCACTACGTTTACGCAATTCAAGCATATCTTTTGCGTAGTAGTTCCCTTCTGTACTGACCTGAAATGCTTCATCAGGAAATGAGGGATACTCTTGCCACATCAAAGCTTGATCGCCAGATAGATCATTATCACGTGTCGATACATACCAAGCACGTTGATCAGGATCAATTTTGATCTTCTTACCTAAGTTTCTGGATACAACAATTTCAATGTGATCAAAAATATTATGATCTTTTTTAGAAATAATGACTTCAGTTGAGTCAATACGATACTTCGGTTCTTCCCACCAACCATAAAAATGCAATCTAAAGTCTTTTGGCGTGAGCTTTTTACGTGATGCAAAGTTCTTCTGTGCAATCTGAACCTTATCAAAGAAGTCACCACCACGACCTTCAGCAGTAGATTCAATGACACAGATCCCTGTTGTTGGAACTGCTGGTAGTGAACCTGTACGAACCTCTTTCGCTTTACCAGGCGATTGAGCGCAAATTTTACCGTATTCAGAAATAAGTAAACGGTGCATGGTGCCACCACGGAATGATGTGGCCACTGAAATTTTAGAACCATTATGGGCGAATTCCATCTCAGTTCCATTATTGGTTTTGAGTGGAAAGCGTTCTAATATTTCAGGTGGTAAGTTATCGTACGCAAATTTAATCTTATCGCTAAAAATATCACCAACAGTTTCAAGGTTCTGTGCAATAACACCGCAATGCTGAATGGCGTTAAATAAAGCGTGATCAAGCCACAAAATACAAATCAATGTGGTGAAACCCAACTGACGCGCTTTTAAAATAATATTGCGGTACCACAACCGATTTAAGAATTTCTTCTGTGCATCATTAGGCTGGAACGGTAATTCAAATGTTGGAGCTTCTTCTACTTGCCCTAACTCATTTACAAAGTCATCACCTTTAATTTTGATCTTATATAAACAGCCACTAAAAATACGCCAAACAGGGTCTGCCAAGCAGCGTTCAAGCTCCTCGGCATTTGTCGGTAGTGGCTGTAAGTTAGTGTTATAAATCAATTTTTACTCCATTTTGCACAACATTGGTGCATTTTTGAAGCGTGTACGTGAATGAAATTGTTTTGGTGTGGGTGATTAGTCGTTCCATTCACGTACATGCACTAATATTCAGGATCATCGGCAATTGGTTTAAATGCAGAACTATTTCCAGTGCTCACTCGTTCAAGTAATGCAGTCAGTGCATCGACAGGTTTATTGTTCTCATCATCAAGTCCAAACGCTTGACGTTCTAAAGCAATCAATGTTTTGAGTGTGTCGCTTAAATCTTTCATAGACTTCACACGACCAGGCATTGAGATGATCTTCATGTAAAGGTCATTTACTTTGTCATTGCCTTTATCATCAGGCGACCACATAAGCTCACCCAGCATTTCCAGCAATTTGACATTCTCTTGACCGACCATCATTTCAAGCTCATCAAAAAGACTCATAGCAATCTTGCGTGAACGTTGAATATCCTTACGATGTGCTAATCGGACTGACGCTACTTCATTGGCATTTGCATCAATAGTGTCTTTTTCTGAAATGGTCGTTTTCGTGCGCACACTACTGCGCACACTCTCCTTGCGCACAATGTCATCTGCTTTAGCTTTAATTTTTTCAGATAGATCACGAACCCATTCGTATTGCTTTGCTCTACGTCTAATGCCTGATTCTGCAATATCATGCTCACCTGCAATTTGACGTAGAGACTTAATACCTGCTCGATAATCGAGTTCGATCTTTTCCCAATCAATTACTTTTTTTTCAGCCATGTGAGGAATATATTCCGCAAGAAACCTCTCTTGGCTTAATGATCATGTATATATGTGGGGAGGTCTAACCTTAGAGGGGGGAGTGGATATTTAAGGATTTTTTAAAAAGAAATGTAAAACTAAATCTTCACCCATATTCACTAAATGCAAAGTTTTTAAATACAGAAAATGGATATCAAATATTCCACCTGTCGTAATACATGCAATTTCATATTTTTTCACTGATGTAGTTTCTGCATCACACATAGCCCAAAGCCAAAGTTCATTATTTTTCATTTGAATATCAATAATTGATGAACAATCTGGCATTTCAATTTCTTGTATCCATGGACCAACTTTCAATTTAAATTTTAAAATTGTTCTCATAACAACTCCCCTTGCTTACCACTATCCATCAACTCCCCAACTTGCCGCGTTAATTTCCGAACCTGTCCAGAAATTTCACTCTGCAATATCGCCATGTGATGACCCATTTCAATGTTGGCGTATTGCATTGCTTCTGCAACCATCAAATTACCCAAATTGCGTGCTTCGCGTGGCGTGAGCGTTAAAACTTCATCATCCCCTATTTCAATTTTAACGGTACCATCAGGTAAAACCATCTTGGACATAATACGAGATGGACGATGTTTAGGGGCTGGAATGAATACACCACGCTGTACACGGATAATCTGACCACTATCGACAAGATGGCTTAAACGATCATCAACTATAGATAATTTTAAGCCTGTCAATTGTGACAAAGTTTCTCTAGTAACGATCTGCTCTTGATTATGTAAATCCTCAATGGCTTCAAGGATTGTTTCAGCGTTAGACTTCATTGTCATACTCCCCTAAATCGTTCTTAAACTTCAACTACGTCGATATTGTGAATTAACTTCATCAATTTACGTTTGATAATGTAATCCGCAGTTTTATGACCTTTGACATCTTCACAGATGAACTGATCATCTTTGGTCCAATAAACAAAGTCTGCTATGTAATCTGTGCCACGTACTTTCTCACCACAAATTTTCTGTGCTGGTATCAGGTTGTATCGAACCTGAGTCTGTAAATCCTTGATCTCACCTGCACGCTGTAAGACCTTTAAATCATTTAAACGACGATATTCATGCTGTGAATCAGCAACTTTTTCACCATCAACGACAACTTTATGATTCCCATACTTTGGCTGTTTAGGCTTGTTGTCACGTTGGTGAACAAGTCTTTTGATTTGAGATTGTGATAAATAATTTGTCATGCAAGTTCCCCTGTTTTCTTACTCCAACTGTGATAAACACGTTTGTTATTCTGTTCGCCAAAACCACAAATTAAACATGCAATGTCAAATCCATGTGGACAATGTTTCTTATTGAGCATCGCTTGAATGTTTCGTTGCTGTCTGTGTTGTTGTATGGATCTCTGTTTCATTTTTCGCTTCATTGGTTGATCACCCTAGCATCATTCCAATTGCACTCCACTACGGTTAAACCATCGTGCTGGAAACGTGACCACAACCGATCCCCTAAATCGTCTTTTAATTTTTTTAATGTGAAATTTGAAATCAACATGGTTGGTTTTTTACTGTCGTATCGCTTGGTTAAAACCTTATGCACAAGCTCTGTACGTTTTTCACGATCATGTAATCCATATTCGTCAATAATCAATAAATCATATTGAGCAAATTCATAAATTACGGCTTCTTCGGATTGATCTTTTGAATCTCTATCCCAAGCATTCATAATTCGTTGTGCAATTTCTTCGCTTGTGATGTAACGAGCTTTAAGCCCTTTTTTCAAAAGATTTTTTGCAGTTGCACATGCAAGATGTGTCTTACCTGTCCCTGTAGAGCCAACCATGATGAAGTTAGAACATTGTTTTTCAGAAATACGTTGTGCGTAGTTCGCGCATTGATTCAATGCATTGGCTTGACCCTGTGTACGAGTTTGATAATTTGAAAATGCTGAATATGCATGACGATCTGGAAGCATTGCACCTGCAATATGCTTTTCAAAAACCGCTTTATTTGTCTCAGCTTGTTGTTTTGATTTTTCAGCTGCTAGAAATTCATTTGCACACATAGGACAAATCAAGTTACCACCAGCTAAGATTTTTTGAGTTTTGTGCAAGCTACAAACTTCATTCGATTTAACAAAACCATTCAGTTGAAAATGTGCGTTCATTCCATGCCCTCAGGTAATTCGACTGTGCCGTAAAATGGCTGGTCGTTCATGGGTTGATCTTTCCAGGCATCATTGACGTTCAACCCTGTTGATCGAGTAGTGCTCTGTTTTGTTTTAACGTTGGGTTTTTCAGGTGGTGTCAATGGTGTTTGCTGTCGTCGTTCAACCCATTGAACAAGTTTTCCAAGAACTTGGTTTTTAACCATCTGGTTTCTATGACCATACTCATCCTGTAGATCTTGCTGAAGCCTACTCAAATCCTCTTGCGTAATTTCTTTGAGTCCACGGAGCTTGATTCGTGTATTCACAGTGTCTAAATCAAATAAAAAACGATCATCGCCTTTCGAATTTTCATCGTGCAAATTTTGCTCGTGCGTTATAGAGATATTATTAATAGATGAAGGTGACGATGACGGGCATTCCTCAAGCATACTTTTAGCATCATCTAAGCATTGCTTATGCATTGCTTGAGGATATGCATTAGCATTGCTAAGGTCATGCTTGTTAGATGCATTAGTATTGCTAGAGTTGTGCTCTGTATTTACATTGTCTTGAGATTTATTCCAACGTGCTTCGGCTGCTTTCTTTGCACGTTCAGCTTTTGCGGTCTTATTACTTTCAGCTTGGATTTTCAAATTATCTAAATATTCAGAACGAATTTCTTCATCATAAACATTCAATAAATTTGCACGAATAAGTACATCTTTTAATGCTTTTGCTTTTGATAAAGAAAGACGAGTAATGCTTGCAATAATATTGTTATCATTTGGAATGGCTCCATTACGCCAGTAATCCATTAACACCAAAAATGACGCACCGATTTGCTCGGTGGTCATTCGTGTAGTTTTAGCCAGCATGTCGCCAATATAGACAGGCATCCAAATATCAACTTCTTGATTACTCATACCACCTCACCACAAATCTTCACTACATAGCCCCATACGTGAAAATTTCTTTTCACCCAAGGCTATTAGCTCTAAGTCATTTTCTGTCCATTCTTGTTGGCCACATTCGATAGCGTGTAAAGCTGCTTGTGGGCGTGTATAGAACTTTCCTTGCTCACAATAAAAACCTTGGTGTAATGATTTACCCCATTGGTTTTGAATATCTGGTACCAAACCAAGTGACAAAATAATATTGATACAATCCGCATGGCGGTTAGGTTTTGGTAGGGCGACCATAAGATCGCCAGCTTTTACAGCAACTCCTATAATCACGCCACACCCCCTAATCGAATTAAAACAGCCCCAAAGAGCATGAAAATAAACAGCAAAGTTTTGTGGAACTCTTTCACGCTGCTCCCTCATATCCAATGGTTTTACCGCTACCACCTAACACCTGGTCAGCAATCCATAATTTACGTAAACGATCTTCAGCTAATTCATGTCCAGCATTTACCCACTCAGCAACTGCTAAAAATTCCTGATAGCACTTGGTATTGATAAATTTAATATCAGCTTCGATAAGGACCTGAATTTGTTCAATGCCAAAATCGTCAGGAATATTTTTCTGAGATTCGATTTCTTTAATGATTTCCTGATCCAAGCCAAGCCAACCAACCTTTTTCAATCCGTGGCCAAGATCAATTTTGCAATCTTTCTTGCCACGTAATAATTCAATATGGCTCATGCTTGGCAAATCACGACGAAATTCAACTGTGACCATTGGTTTGCTCAAATCATCAAGATTCATCATGTGAATATCAGCAGATAATTTCCATGCTTCTGGTTGTTCAACATGACCAAGAATTAAAGCAATAGATAAATCCTGATAGTGGTATGCACCAATGGTGAAGTGATAAGGCAGTGTTTCGGCATGAGGGAACTTATCTAATAAAGACTTTTCCTCGATTTTTTTATCTTCAATGAAGTCACGCACATGGGATGAGATAAATTCCATACTCATTTCATAAGTTTCAGAAATATCTTTTTTGTACTGTGCTGCCTGTTGAAGCTGTTTTACTTGTGAAGGCAATAATTTGTTTGGATTAAACTTTTTGGTGCGCTTCTTTTTCATGCTGCCACCTTCTTTTCATGACTTGAACGAACTTTATTCACACCTTTTACATGATGTGGTCTATAAACACGGTCATAGCAGCCTTTACATGCTGATTCTGGTCGAAATGTAATAGTTCCATCCTTTAACTTTGATTTCACCATGAACCAAAACTCTGAATCTGTAGGCCAATATTCATCACAGTGCTTACAAAGTTTTTCTCTACCTAGTTCAGTAAAGATATACATAGGTTTTTTAGCTTCATTTGATTTCATGCTGCTACTCCCTTATGTTTCTTCACATGCTGTGCCCAGCCTTTACATGGTTTCATGCACTTGCGATCTGTAGCAGATGGACTATGCAAATTTTCAATATCTTTATGGCAATAAAAAACTGCATCCGACTCCAAGGCATGAGCCAAGTCAGATTGAGTAGAAAGACAATGATTTGCTAAAGTACCGCAGCGATAAGCACACGATTCACATAGAACATCTTGATTAGGAGCCTTTTGCGCCAAGATCAGCCCATTCAAAGCACCATGGAAACTAGGTGAAATAAGCTTGTCTATTGCGTATGGGTGCATATCGCCAGTGGTGACGAGATGTAAATACAATGTTTCATCACACGATTGGGCATAATTCACAGCAACATTTAAAACATTGCCAAGTAAATTAAGTAATTCATCATGTGATTTTACTGAAAACTTATCCTTGATTGCCTGTAAGCGTTCAGCTTCAGGCAATTGGATAATGTCAGTTAGTGCGAGAATTGAGGTGTTATCAATCATGATGTCACCTTCTTGATTTGTTCATTCATGCAAATTGAATAAACTTTTTTACACTGATCAACATCAAACATCCCAATATGGCAGTCATTTGGATGAATATTCATTACTTCAGCCAAAGCTTTATAGGCTTCCTTGCGCTTCATGTGTCCATCACGCCATAACGGATCAAACACTCGATGTGCTATAGACTTCCATTTTCTAAGTTCAGCATTTGCCAATCGACCAAGTGAATTTTTAGTACCAGGATGACAACCAACATAGGCATCACAAGGCACACATTGGTAGAACCATTTATGTGACAGGTCAGGTCTATGAGGGTAAATGGCTGTGCCATCTACCCCATCAGACTCTTTATTGCAGTATGGGCAGATTGGGTTTGTCATGCCACTTCCCCTTTTGCAGCCAACGCACTATCCAGATGCTTATTTAAATCAGCAGAAAGACGTTTTTTAGCGTGTAACTCTGCTGACGTGGCTTGGCGAATATCATCTTTAAAAACAGGACCGAAATTTCCCGACTCCAAAATCTTTACTCGGTACATATTTGGCGTGTACATATGATTGACAATTTCTAACAACACATCTTTTGTGCCTTCACCAATCAAGACGACCACATCCCCAGCACTGAAACCACTATCTTTTACATACGCTTCGTCAGGTGCTATTCCTAGATCAAACTCACGTTTTTCAATTTGCTGAATCAAATAGTGATGGCACTGTTCCTCTTTAAATTCTGGACATTTGCCAGCGCACTTATGTTCTGTTAAATTACTCATGTTCATTTACCTGAATGTTGATGAATACTAGAAGCTCGACCTGCAACGTCGGGCTTTTTTAATGCCTGCCAAAAACTTTTCAGGTTTCTGCATACATTCATAAATACACTGGTAGACGTTGTATTCTTTGATTTTTCTATGTGCTCAGATGATGATTGACCTGTCTCCAGTTCGATCTTTTTATCTATGGCATCTCTTAACCACTTAGCACGATCACTACCTTGGCTTTCAGCCAAAGTATCAATGATCTCTTGGACTTCCAGCGGTACACGTGTTGACATGGGTGCCAACAGTTTTTTGCTGAAAACGAACATTATTTTTGTTTCCATAAGATTTCCTTTTAACTCGCAGATTGTGCGGTTAAGTCTGCTGATTGGTGTTTTTCCCAAAGAGCTTCTAATTTCTTTCCAAGCTCATAAGACAAGCGTTTACCGCAAACGCCACGTTCTAAATCACTTACATAATTTTGAGAACATTCAATTTCCGCAGCGATTTGAGTTTGTGTTAAGCCTTTTTCTCTTAAATCAGAGATCATTGTTTGCCACTGATTCATAAGAACCTCCGATATTTTTAACAAATATATAGGTTTTCCGATATTAAGACAATAGCCAAACCGATTGCATTTTGTATCAGAATTCCGATAGAGATATTTAGGATAATTTTTATGGCAACTTTGGGTGAAAATTTAAAAAAGATTCGGAAAGCCAAGAAAATGACTCAAAAGGAATTAGCTCAAAAGTCAAACGTTAAGCAATCCGTAATTTCTGACCTTGAAACAGGCAATGCAAAATCAACAGGTTCAATACTTGAGTTAGCAAATGCTCTTGGTGTAACAGCGGAAGAACTCAAGAAAGGCATAACTGGTGATTTTGATAATAACGTTGTTCCAGTAACTCAGAGATTAATTCCTGTTTTGTCATGGGTTCAAGCTGGATCAATGACCTCTGTAGAAGCTATAAATCCAAATGATGTAATGAAATGGTTGCCACCTTTAAGTGCTGATGATCCTGATGGTTGTTTTTATTTAAAAGTGGTTGGGATTAGTAATTTTCCGCAATATGAGGAGGGTGACTACATTTTAGTTAATCCTGCTTTTCAGGTGTGCGATCTATTATCGGAAGATTTAATTGTAGTTCGTCATAATAGCGATGCAACTTTTAAAAAATTGGTAATTGAAAGTGACGAACGTAAATATTTACAAGCACTTAACCCAAACTTTCAACCCAATATTATTGAATTTGAAGATGGTATGGAGTTGGTGGGATTGGTGATTGATGCTTTTAGACCTTTAGGTGGTTCTCGTCCCAAAAGAGTTAGAAAATCTTAAAAAATACGAGTTTATATAAATGATACATAAAAAAAATATACTTTATTTATTACTTCTTCCTTCTACTTACTTATTTGCGGACAGGTATATTGAGGATGAAATTGGAGGTGGTGGTTCAGATAATATTTTAATTTACTTGATTTTTATTGTTGTTGGGTGGTTAGCTATTTCAACTATAATAAATATTGTAAAGGACGCTATTAGACAAACTAAAGAAGAAATAGATACAGGTCGTTTACCAATCAAAGCAGAAATAAGAAAACAAATTAAAATATTAATTAAGCAAGAAATTCAATCATTTCCTCTGACGTTTGGAGATTATTTACTTAATTTTTATGTATATGGATTAGGATTTGTTTTAGGAGGTCTTTTTGGGGCTATAAGCAGTGCAAATAATGTATCAATTGTAAATATACTTTGGGGAGCGTCATTTATTGGAATTCCTTGGTGTTTAGTTTTTTATCTCATGTTAGGGCGTGGGGTAAGTGAAGCTAATAAGCAAAAGATTAGGGCTAAGTACTCACAATACCAAAACCTACCAGATGATATTGAGAAACTTCGTAAAATTAGAGATCATTTAATAAATAAAAAAATTTAAACTTGCTATTAAAAGTTTGATATTTAACCTGCCCTTAGCAGGTTTTTTTGTCATTAGAAAAATAAAAAATCGGAATATCTATAAAAAATATCGGATTTCCTATTGACTAACAATATCGGTAATGCGATATTTATCTCACAAACCAACCCAATGTGAGGTAAAAAATGTCTACCAAACCAACCAACGCACAGCAATTTGTTGCTGACTTAGGTGCAGGAACCTTTGCTAACCAACTCGGTGCAGCTATCAGCATGGTTTCTCAAGGTGCTGTTCAGCACAACAAAAAAGGGCAAATCAAAATCACACTTGATATTGCTCGTATCGGTGATTCAAGCCAGGTCGAAATTGCACACACACTCGCTTTTGTTGAACCAACAGCAAAAGGTAAACGTGCAGAGGACACTACCTCAAAAACTCCAATGCATTTGAATGCTGGTGGTGATGTCACTTTGTTCGCTAACCATACAAGTCAATTATTCACTGAAGACGCTTAAACAGCCCCTTCTCATTACAACAATTTTACCAACCATCCATAAGGTACTGAAAATGGAAAACTCTGCTAAAGAAATCGTTGAACTTGCGTTACCTGTAAATGATTTATCTCGTGGTCAACTTGTTGCCATTCACGAAAATTTCAAAGTTCATGATTTAGAACAATTTCAAGCTGGTCGTAACCGTGCACGTGGTGTTTTAAAAACCCCATCTTTTGATGATTTCAAAAGTTATGTTTTAGGTAATACACAGTCTGAAAATTCTGTTCCTGAAGTAAAAGTTTATGCCCCTGTATTTGTTGACCACAAAAATGTATCAGCAACGGCAATTTTAAACTTCAAAGTTGTTGGATTGGCTCAAGGTCATTGTGACCATAAAGCAGTGTTACAGCTTGAACCAACTGTAGTTTGGGAAAAGCTCAATCAGCTTAAAGATAACAAACTTAATCAAAAGCGTTTTGCAACATTACTTGAAGATTGGGCAAGTGTATTCGCTGCAACAAGTGAAACTGGTGAAACGATCCATATTGCGGAAGCAATTAATGCAGTTCGCAACATGAAAGTTGGCGCATCTTCAACTACTGACTCGTCAGTATCAAACATGCAAGAAACTCGCTCAGTCTTTGACAAAGTTGAAGCTTCAAGCACAGCAGGGAAATTACCAAGTTATTTTGAAATCATTGATCCAGCTTATGTCGGTCTTGATGACAAAACTATTCGCTTGCGTCTTGTAGTAAATAGCTCAGATGGTGAGCCATCGTTTGCATTGCAAATCGTTAAAGAAGAACTCTTGCGAAATGAAATTATTCAAGAATTCAAGGAAAGAGTGATTGCCTTGCTTCCTGAAAACTCTGTCTGTATTGGTACCTTTTCCGCTTAAAACTAAAAATTAAGCAATAAAAAGCCCCGAAATTTTGATCGAGGACGGGGCTTCTTTAGGGGGTATAGCAATCGCTATAAGGAGATTATGAACATGGTTTCATTAAATTTCAAATCAATTTTGTTGGGTTTTGGTGGTGCAGTAGCGATGACAGCAGTTTTAGCGTCTGTGCAAATGTATCAACCAGCCAAGCTACCTGTTGAAGAACAGCAGCAGATCACAGTGGCATCAGACATCTACAAGGTGGATGAGCTCGATTTAGGCCCATACAACGACTGTCAACATGACTGTCATGCAACCTTATTAACAGCAAATAACCAGTATTACATCGAAGTGAATTTTGACTATTCAGGTTTCGATGATGGTAACGGCTTTAATCGTGCTGTAGGTATTCAGATTGATCGCTTAGAACCTGAATTGGTCGGTGATGAAGATGGCGAAATCAATGCATATCTTGATCGTTATGAAATCGACAAGATCAATGATGCCCTTGAAGACTCTATAGCTGTGAAATTACAGAAATTGAGAGGTTAATATGCTTGATTTAATTGAAATTAAAACAGCTACAAGCGGAAAAAATAATCCGTCTGAAAGCCTTCAAGCTGATGTATATCGAGCTTTATTTGGTGAACCTGTCAAATACAACGAATTTGAAATCGATGTTGGAAATAAAACTGTTATTTGCCTAATGCATGGCTTTCCTTGGCATGTGGTTTCTTCTAAAGATGAACCATTTGATCAGCATAACGGTGAATTTTGGGGATGGAATCCGTTCAAAGTCAAAAGTTCTGGTCGATTTGGTGGTGGTTGGGCTTTCAAATTTGGCATCACTTCAAATGAAAATTTTCGTGAATTAATTATTGACGTAGGAATTGGTTCAATTCGTTTGGAAATCATGAATTCACGTAGAGGATTTAGAGCATGAAAATCAAAAAGATTACTTCTCAAATCCGTCGTGATTTAACAGCAATTTATGAATGTGAGCACTGCGGAAATACCGAAACACGTGATGGCTACGATGATGAATATTTCCATCGTAACGTCATACCAGCAATGGTTTGTGTGAACTGTCAGCGTACTGCTGATGAAAGCTACCGCCCTCTTGCAACGAAATATAGTGCCAATCAAACAGTATAAGGTGAACACAATGCCAAATCATGTAACCAATAAGATTATTATTCATTCACCTAATGTTGAAGAAGTATTGGTATTTGTTAAAAGTGAAAAATCTGATTTCGATTTTAATACCTTAATCCAAATGCCTGAATCATTGGGTATTGATGAAAGTAGCACTAAAGATGCAGCTTTTGTTTATGTCTTAACGGATGGCTATAAAAAAGAGGAACATTTCTCTGCCCCATTCCGTCACCGCAAATATTTTGGTTCTGTTTTTAATGATTTTTCCTCATGGGAATCTGAACTAAAAAGCTCAAAAGTAGATTTTGAACGAATCAAAGATAATAAAGATAGCCTAAATCAATTTATAGAGCTTGGGAAAACAGTTCTCGATAATTACAACAAATATGGTTGTTCTTCCTGGTATCAGTGGTGCGTAAAAAATTGGGGTACGAAGTGGAATGCTTACCAAGTAGTGGTCAAGGATAACTCCATTGAATTTGATACGGCATGGTCTGCTCCAATACCTGTTACCGATGAACTTATCAAAAAATTCAACCTCAGTTGTACGTTTAAAGCCTATGACGAAGGTGGAAATTTTTGGTTCATCAAAGAATATAAAGACGGTGTTTTAGTCAGTGATCGTTATTCAGTTGAAGAAGATATGAAGCCTTTAGCTTTGGAATTGAAAGGTTGGGATTTGGATTCTGCTGAATGGAATGAGGGTTAAGACATGAATACACAAGTTAATCGTGACCAATTTCTCGCTGGTCGTAAAAAAGGTATTGGTGGTTCAGACGTTGCTGCAATCCTTGGTTTTAGTCCGTACAAATCACCATACCAATTGTGGTTAGACAAAACAGGTCGTGGAGATCGTAAAGAATCACAAAATGAGTCTGCGCATTTCGGCAACCTACTTGAAGACGTTGTTGCTAAAGAGTTTTCACGTCGTTCAGGTATGAAAGTTCAACGTGTTACTCAGCAATTATCTCTTGAAAACATCGGAGAGTCTTGGGCTATCGGTAACATTGACCGTGCTGTTGTAAATCCTAAAATCGCAGGTCGTGTTTTCTTTAAAGATGGGAAACTAACTACAGACCAAGGCTTGGAATGTAAAACAGCTTCGGAATATTTGTCCAAGTTATTTGGTGAAGAAGGAACAGACCAAATTCCAGACTATTACCTTACTCAGTGTCTTTGGTACATGAAACTTACAGGCTTCCAAGTATGGCACCTTGCCGTTCTTATTGGTGGCAACAAGTTCCGTATGTATCGCATTGAACGTGATGACGATTTAATTGAATCAATCTTTAAACAGGTTAAAGCATTTTGGTTCAACCATGTCATTGCTGATGTTCCACCAGATCCTACTTGTTTTGATGATGTTTTACATCGCTGGTCAAATCATGTTGTGGGTAAACAAGTCGAAGCTGATTTTGAACATATCAAACTCGCTGAAGAACTTATCACTGTTCAAGGTCGTCTAAAAGCAGATAAGGCTCGTGAAGATGAAATCAAATTAAAGATTGTCTCAACGATGCAGGATGCGGAAATGATGATTAGCCAAGGCAAGTCTATCTGCACCTACAAAGAACAATCCTCTACTCGTATCGACAGTACGCTGTTGAAAAAAGAAGAACCTGATTTATTTGCGAAATATAGCAAAACCTCCAGCACACGTGTTTTCCGTATTTCAAACAAGTTTAAAGAAACAATTTAAGGAATTTTATTATGAACGCATTAACAACCCCACAAAATGGTCAGATTGCCCACTTAACTGCTTTTGACATCATGATGAATCCTGAAATTATGGATCGTTTTGAGCGTATTGCAAGTGTCATGGCTTCATCAAAATTTGCAGTGCCGAAACATCTTCAGGGCAATACTGGAGATTGTTTAGCCATCATTATGCAATCAGCACAGTGGCAAATGGACCCTTTTGCTGTAGCTCAAAAAACTCATCAAATTAATGGTGTATTAGGGTATGAAGCGCAACTTGTGAATGCTGTGATTACCAATCGTGCACCTATCACAGGTCGTTTAAATTTTGAATGGTATGGCGATTGGGCAAAGATCAACGGCAAGGAAGATAAATCATGGGATAAAGGCATTAAAGTCTGGGCAACATTAAAGGGTGAAACTTCTCCACGTGAAATTGATATTTCTATGGGACAAATAGGCTCAGTACGCAACTCACCTTTATGGGTAAGTGATCCACGCCAACAACTTGCGTATCTTGCTATTAAACGTTGGTCACGCTTATATACACCCGATGTAATTCTAGGTGTTTATACCCCAGATGAAATTGCTGAACGTGAAGAACTTGATGTTACCCCAGTTCAATCAACGGTAAAAAAACATCAAGGTTCGAGTGGGCTTAAAGCTCAGATGGCTGAACGTGAACAATCACAAGAAACTGTCATAGATATGGCTCCTAATAACTTTGATGTTAAAGGACTCATTAATCAAATTAATGCTCTAAACACAATTGAGGAATTAAAGGCTTTAGCTAAAACAATTCCTGCCGATCTTGGCGAACCTGCAAAAACAGATATTTCTACTGCGTATGCCAACCGTAAAAGTTATGTGCAATTACTGGTTGATTTGGATAGTGCCGATACCATCGAATTAATCAACTCAATTATGGCTGAACGTTTTGAACCCAATACAAGTTCAATGAGTGATGAACAAATTGATGAAGTTAGCGCACTATTTGAACGTAAATCAGCAGAACTTACACCTTAACTAATGGCATGTGGTGCCCTCACACATGAGGGCACCAGTAGTGAGATAGAAGTATGAATCCAACTATTGAACAACAACATGCCATTGATATGGCATTACATGGTCAGTCTTGTAAAGTGACCGCATACGCCGGTGCTGGTAAGACTTCCACCCTTAAACTGATTGGTAATGCAAAGCATCACCAACATGGAATGTACTTGGCATTTAACAAGGCTATTGCAACAGAAGCACAGTCTAAATTTAACCATAATGTTAAGTGCAAAACATTTCACAGCCTAGCTTATAACTCAGTTCCACGCTGGCTGACCAATAAATTAAAAAATCGTCGCTTGATGTCAAACCAATTGGCATCTCGCCATGATCTTGAGAATTATCAAGTACCAGTGGCATTGGTTAAACAACGTGGTGAGGATGACCAGAAGCGTTTATTTAATTCAAAACGTATGGCCACATCTATGATGAATGCCGTTGGTTATTTCTGCCGTTCTAATTACAGCGAAATTCAACTATCACAAGTTTACGCAGCGTTACCTGATTGGATGGATGACACATACCGTGCTGAATTGGCAAATATCCTTTTACCTAAGGCACATGATTACTGGAATGACATTTTAAATCCTGCTGGCATTAACCGTCTCGAACATGACCATTACCTAAAATATTGGGCATTGAGCAATCCAGTGATTAATGCTGACTTTATTTTATTTGATGAAGCACAAGATGCTGATCCAATCATGTTAAATGTCTTGAGTAAGCAACGTGCTCAGGTAATTTATGTGGGTGATCGTCACCAGCAAATCTATGCGTTTCGTGGTGCTGTCAATGCGATGCAATCCCTAGATATTGCTGAAACACGTTTAAGTCAATCATTCCGTTTTGGTGAAAACATTGCTGATCTTGCAAATAAAATTTTGTTCAACGTTTTGGATGAAGAAATTCCATTACGTGGTTTTGAACAGATAGATTCACAGGTTAATGAAATTAGCGATGAAATTGCCGATGCATTTATTTATCGCACCAATGCTGCTGCCCTTTCAAATATGGTTGAGTTAGTGAAAATTGGACGTGAACCACGCTTGGAGGTTGATACAGGTTCTTTATTAAAAAATATTGAAGATGCCAAAAAAGTTAAGTCTGGAATAAAAGTCCACGATGGAAGTGTATTTGAAGGCTTTAGCAATTGGGAAGAAGTCATTGAATACACAAATGAAGTCTCTGGAAATGACTTAAAAGCACTTGTTAGCCTAATCAATAAAGTGGGTGAAGAAGCTCTAATCAGCTCATTACTAAAAAGTAATTCTAGTGATTATGACTGCATTGTGACCACAGCTCATAAGTCTAAAGGCTTGGAGTTTAACAAGGTCAAACTTGGTGGTGATTTCTTTTATAAAGAAGCTGCTGCACCTGGTGAAAAAATCCTAACCGAAGATGAAGCTCGACTTTTATATGTTGCTGCTACTCGAGCTAAAAAGCAGTTAGATATTTCTGCATTGAACCCACTATTTAAAAAGATTGGATATAACACTCAAGCTGAGGTAGCAACATGATCACTCGCCTACCTTGCCGATTTACAAACTTATTCACTTACTGGTTGTACTGTGATGGATACAGGCCACAAGTGAAAAAAGATGCTGTGGTTATGCGTCGTGGCGATAGTGTTCTCAAAATATTCTGCCACAAAGGCCGAATGCAGCAAGATTATTTGATGAATGAAGCATGTCAGCGAAAATTCAAGCAATTTTGTGGATGCTACTTAAACGGATATCGAGAGTTTTTAGTCGGCTTAGAGCGTGAAGCAAGAGTTGAACTAAATCGTAGTAAGAATTTTAACTACTTAATGGTGGCGTGATGGATTTTAAAAAAGAAAAAATTGCTCATGAAAAACACCTGCTTTCACAAGGTGTGGATTTCAAATATTTGCCGAATATTCAATATAGCGAATTGGAAAATGTTTATGAGCTAATTGAATGGGATGAGGAATATAGCGAAGCCCTGAATGAAATTAATTTAAGCTGGTGCACATGGCAAGCAGCCAAAGCCCAAGCGGTGCCGGAAGGGTTTGCAATCAAAGATGTAATTAATGAGCGCCAACGTCAAATTAATCAAGAATTCTACTCTACTGAAAATGATGACGAGTACGAGCAAAATGAGCTTTTAAGAGCTGCTGTCTGTTATGCGGAAAATGTTGTTCGCAGAGGCTGGGTTTTTGATTCTAACTTTGGCCCTGATGTTTATCAGGAGGAGGAAGTTCCAGATTTGTGGCCTTGGGATTTAGATTTTTGGAAACCTAAGAACCCAAGAAGAGATTTGGTTAGAGCTGCCGCCCTAATAATTGCTGAAATTGAAAGAATTGATCGAAGCACAGGAGCAAAGCCATGATTAATGAAAAACCACCGATTGAAATACAAGAATGTCCTGTTCAAATGCCTGTATCTTATTTTGGTGCTACCTATCAAGACTCTCAATGTATTGATGGCTATCTATGGGACTTAGATAGTGGTGATGGTGAATATCTAACAAGTGGTGGCGATATTCCCTGCCCATTCTGTAATCCAATTGATCATCTTGAATACCAATTAAATGATGATCAGGATAAAGTGATTTGCTCTGTGTGCCGATCTAATTTGAGTCAACTAAATTGGGCAGAAACAAGCAAACCTTCTGTAAAACTTTATGGATTTTGTTCTAAGTGTGAATGCAACCAATGGGCTGACATTGACGAAACACAGGAGAATGAGTAATGGGAGTAGCTATCAATCGAAATGACCAAATCGACACATCAATGATGTTGATTCTGCGTTATAAAAGACCTGTTGTTGCCTTAAAAGATATTGTTGAAGATTACATGCCACATTTAGATATGGCAGCTGCAAAACAACGAGCAGCTAAATGTAAACTACCTTTCCCAGCATTTAAGGTAGATGGTAATAAATCTGAATACTTTGTAAACTTAACGGATGTTGCTGTTTGGTTGGATTCACTGCAAAAAGAGTCTCAGAGAAATTGGAGTGAGGTGAATTGA